TCTAATCATGGTTTTATGGGAAACCAAGTTGTTATCGGAACAAGAAACCTAACTGGACTTGATACTGGTGACTTGGGAGAAGGTTCTAATCTTTATTATACAGATGCAAGAGTATTAACTAAAATTAATGCAACAAGTATTGATGCACTTAGTGATGTTGATACAACAACTGCATCTCCATCTACTGGACAAGCACTTGTTTGGGATGGTTCTCAATGGGAGCCTGGCACAGTTGGTGGACAGATTACTGTACAGGATGAAGGTTCTGCACTATCAACTTCAGCAACTACAATCAACTTTGTTGGTTCTGGTGTTGTCGCATCTGGAACAGGTGCTACAAAAACTATTACTATTGCTGGTGGTAGTGGTGGACTTTCGGATATTGTAAATGATACCTCACCACAGCTTGGTGGCAACCTTGATTTAAATTCAAATAATATTACTGGAACTGGTGACATAGGACTAACTGGTGATATTACCATTACTTCTACTGATGCTGGTTCTTCTAATGGCCCTGCACTTGACCTTTACAGAAATAGTGCAAGTCCAGCAAGTGGTGATTATCTTGGACAAGTTGCATACTCTGGTGAAAACAGTAATGGCGGTAAAGAAATTTATGCAAAAGTTACAGGTAAGATTACTGACCCTACACATAACTCTGAAGATGGACTTATTGAAACTGCTGTTAAAGGAAACGGTTCTTTCACTATTGTTAGTAGACAAAGATCAGACGAACTACAACTTCTAAACAGTGTAGGACTTAGTGTTGCTGGTAATACTACATTATCGGGGACACTGAATACACATACAATTCCAGGCGGAACTGGAACAATTGCACTTACAAGTGATTTATACACTAATAGTGATGTTGACACACACTTAAATCAATCTAGTGCATCCACCAACCAAGTACTTTCTTGGAATGGTAGTGATTACGCATGGGTTAATAATGCTGGTGGTGGAGGCGGTGGTGGTAATGCGTTTACTAATATTGCGGTTTCTGGACAAAGTACAGTACAAGCAGATGCTTCTACAGACACATTAACTCTTGTGGGGTCGGGACTAAATACTATTACAACAAACGCATCAACTGACACAGTAACAATTGGTACTCCAACTGGAATACCTTTTATAAAAGAGGATGGTTCGTCAACGAGTTTAAATATGAGTGTTGAAGCAGGAACGCTTTCGTCAGCGGTATCAAGTTTATATATACCTTTTACGAAAGAAGATGGTTCTAGTGTTACTACACTTGTAATGAGTTAAGGATAAGAGATGGCAGCGAAAACACCAATTAAGGCGACATTCACAGGTAGTAATGTCACAGGACTTGCAGAATTTCAGGCTGCTGACTTTATCCCTATTTCAGATGGTGGAACAGGTGCGGTAACGGAAGCAGGTGCTAGAACAGCATTGGATGTAGATTCAAAAGCAGAAGTAACAACGAAAGCAGTCAATAACGGTATTACGTTTGCGATTGCATTAGGATAACGATATGGCAATACCAAGTACAAGAGCAACATTTAAAGAATACTGTTTAAGAAGTTTAGGTAAACCAGTAATTGAAATCAATGTCGACCCAGACCAAGTGGAAGATAGAATTGATGAGGCGCTACAATATTTCTCACAATATCATTATGATGGAATAGAAAGAGTTTATCTAAAATATCAGATTAGTGATGCAGACATTACTAGAGCAAAAACAGATACAACTTTACCAACAGTAACAGATGTTGATTCAAATACAACAGCAGTATGGAAAGAACAGAACAATTACATTCCTGTTCCCTCTACTATTATGTCTATTGTTAAGGTATTCCCTTTAACAGATAAACAAGCATTGAACATGTTTGATGTTCGTTATCAGTTAAGACTGAACGACTTGTATGACTTTAGTTCTACTTCAGTTATGCATTATGAAATGACAATGCAACATTTAGATTTTCTAGACCACATTCTTGTTGGTGAAACAGCAATACGTCACAACCAACATCAAAACAGATTGTACTTAGATGCAGATTTCTCAACAGATTATGTTGATGGTGATTATATCATCATTGAATGTTATCGTAAATTAGACCCTAGTACCTACACTGATGTGTGGGACGATATCTTTTTGAAGAAATATGCAACACAACTTATCAAAATGCAATGGGGAGCAAACCTTTCTAAATTCCAAGGTATTCAGATGTTGGGTGGAGTTGCACTAAATGGTGAACAGATATATACTCAAGCACAAGAACAAATTGAGAAACTAGAAGAACAAATTCAACTGGCATATGAGTTGCCTCCAATGCACATGATAGGTTAAAGTTGTTATGCCAACAAATGTATACTTTGATACAGGAACAAAACCAGAGCAGAACCTCTATGAAGATTTAATCATAGAGCAATTGCGTATCTATGGGCAGGATTGTTATTACATTCCTCGTAACATGGTTTCTGAAGATAAAGTATTCGGAGAAGATTCACTATCTAAGTTTGAAGATGCATACATGTTAGAAATGTATGTTGATAACGTAGATGGATATGAAGGCGAGAAAGAATTAATGTCTAAGTTTGGTTTAGACATTCAAGACGATGCAACCTTTACAGTTGCAAGAAGAAGATGGGAACAATTTGTTACGGTAGATAATAACATTGTTGTTTCATCAAGACCTAATGAGGGTGATTTAGTATACTGGCCTAAGGGAAGTAAACTGTTTGAAATCACTTTTGTTGACCATGATGACCCATTTTATCAAGTACATAATCTACCGACATATAAACTAAAATGCAAAACCTTTGAATATGGTTCAGAGGATTTGGATACTGGTATTGCAGCAATTGATTCAATTGAGACAGATAATAGTCTTGACCAATTGTCTCATCAAATGACTCTGGAGAATGCAACAACATTCAACGAGTTCTTTGCTTTAGAAGAAGGTACACCTTCTGATGGACAACTCAAATTAGAGGATTCATTACTTGGTGATAAAATTATTTCAGAAACAGTGGACAACATTGGTTCTATTGTTTTGGAAAATTCTGTCGAGGGTGCTGAAGCGGACTATATAATACTAGAAACTTATCGGGTTGACACTATTGATGAAACAGCACAGAATGATTTATTTGATAGTGAAGAGGATACAATATTAGACTTTACCGAATCAAATCCATTCGGTGACGCTGGGATGAAATAATTATGATTGGAAATTACTTTTACAACGAATCAACAAGAAATGTTGTGGTAGGATTTGGTTCTATCTTTAACAACATTCAACTTGTAAAGAAAGATAACTCTGGTAACGTAACACAGACAATGAAGGTGCCGTTAGCATATGGCCCGAAACAGAAGTGGTTATCTAGATTACAACAAGACCCTAACCTAACAAAAAAGGTTGCGGTTACATTACCTCGTATTGGTTTTGAGATTAGTGGGTTGTCATACGACTCTACTCGTAAACTCAATAAGATGGTTAAAGCAAAGAAGGTTGCAAACGGAGAAAACAAAGAAGGATTAAAGGAAGGGTTTATGCCTGTTCCTTACAATGTTGACTTTGAACTATTCATTATGAGTAAAAACTCAGATGATGCATTGCAGATTCTAGAACAAATTTTACCATACTTCCAACCAGAGTACACAGTTACTTTGAGAGAAGTACCAGAATTAGATATTGTTAGAGATGTTCCTGTAACACTAAATAGTATCGGTTATGAAGATAGTTATGAAGGTGAATTTACAAGTCGTAGAGCAATTATCTACACATTAAGTTTCTCTGCAAAATATTATCTATATGGCCCTGTGACTTCACAGAATGTTATTCGTAGTGTACAAGTTGACCAGTATACAGATATGCCAGTTAACGCACCTAAGAGGGAACAGAGATATTCTGCAACACCTAAACCAGCAGATGTTTCTCCTGCTGATTGGGATACTGATGACGGAGATTTTGGGTTCAATGAGACTACAAGTTTCTATGAAGATGCAAAAACTTTCGACCCATCTAGTGGTACAGACGTATAAATAATACAAAGAATTAGGAAAACGATATGGCAAGTACATTAAAAGTAAATACAATAGCACACACTGGTGGAACTAGTGCGATGACTATCAATAGTTCTGGCAAGACACATATTGCTGGTTCAGTTGTAAATGTTTGGCAATTTACTGCTGCAGAACAATCTATTACTTCGGATACTGTAATTATTAACCAAGCATTTACGCCATCTTTTGCCAACAGCAAATTTAATGTATCTCTGGTTATACCTAATATGACAGGAAGTGCTGGACAAAGAATTATTGCTCGAATTTATTTGGGAACAGATGCAACATATTCTAATAATACAATGGTTGCAGAAGGTATGCAAAGACTAATGGGATCTGGTGCTGATGATGTACAAGGGATGGGTGTTATTGATTTTGGAAGTTATACTAATTCAAATACAAATGCTCATCGTGCTCAAGTGAGGTGTATTCATTCTACTAATACAACAATTGGACGACATAGCGCAATAATAAAATTAGTGGTTCAAGAAATCGCACAATAGGATAGAAAAATGGCAATTAGAAAAATCATATCAAGAAGTATCGGAGTAGATGTTATCGCTGCAGAAGATTTGGCGAACAACTCTGTAACAACTGCTGAAATTCAAGATGGTGCAGTAACACAATCAAAAATTAACAGTAGTGTTGAGTTGGGTGTTGGTGCATTTCAAGGAGACAACTCATCTGGTGCTTTGCGTGGTGACACGACAAATGGTAAAAAAGATATTTTCAGAGTTCACGAACAAGAATTAAACACAAACGTAACAATCGCAGCAACGGACAATGCTCTTGCAGCAGGCCCGTTGGCAGTCGCAAACAATATCACTCTCACTGTTAGTGGTAACTTGACAATCGTATAGGAGATAGAGAATGGCATCAACATTAACAGTAGACAACATTGTAGGAGCAACTGCTGCATCAAAGGTGCATATCCCAGGCGGTGTGGTACAGGTTGTTGAAGGTACGACTAACACACAAAGTTCAACCAATTCAACAAGTGCTGTGGATACTGGACTAACTGCAACAATTACTCCAAAATATAATACTAGTAAAATTCTTGCAATTACATCTCTTCCATATTGGGCAACTGAAGAGCCCGGCACAGATGTTACTGCTCATTTATTTTTTAAAAGAACTGTTTCTGGTGGAAGTACTGTAGAACTTGCTAGTTGTGTTTTTGGTGATCACACTGGAAACGCTAATAGGTCTGATCAATGGGGAACTGTGAGTATGACTAAGTTGGATAGTCCTACCACAACTTCTGCAACAACATATAAAGTACAACATAGAGTTGGTAATTCTGGATATACTGGATATGCAATGAATAGTAGTAATCCAGGCATGATAACACTAATGGAGATTGCACAATGAGTACTTTAGCAGTTAACACAATCACGGCAGAGACAGGTAACACAGTTTCACTTGCATCTGGTAAGACTCTAGATGCATCACAAGGATTGTCCACACCAACAGGACATGTAATCCAAAGTGTATTGTGGAAAATATCTCCAATTGAAAAATCTACTTCTGGTTCTTGGGCAGTTAGTTCATTTCCGACTCTAGCAAATACATATGAAGTTGAAAATTTAAACTTTACTAAAAAGAACTCTAATTCAAAAGTACATATAACAGTAAGTGGGCATGTTGACCATAGTGGTACTAATGGACAACCAAGTGTTGTTGCTCTCATTGAAAAAAATGGAACTGGCGGTTCAAATGAAACCTTTATCGGGGCGGCATATAGACACGTTAGAGTACAGCAAGATGAACCTTTAACATATGCTTTTTGTGGGGAAGATGCAGTAGCAGGCACAAGCAAAATATATTCTCTTCGTTGTCATTGTAGCGGTACGAGTATGCGTTTTGGCAGATCAGCATCAGGCGTCAACACATCGCATGTGTTTACTATTCTTATACAGGAAATAGCAGGATAACAAAATGATTAAACAGGAGAAAAAATAATGGCAACAATATCAGACGCACTAAATGCTCTTGGTGTCACAGAATGGGTTCTTAGAGGAGAACCAGAAAACGAAGACCAATTTGGAGTAATGTTCCGTAAGGTAACAGGTTCAACTGATGACGGTTCTGCAATCGAATCAGACAATGCTAAAGATTGGGGTGTTACTTGGGCACAAGTAGAAACTAAACAGTCAGAACTAACTGCGGCAGAACCTTTGAAAGCACTTCGTGCTGAAAGAGACAGATTGATTACTGCAACAGATTGGTGGGCAAGTTCAGACTTGACTATGACAAAGGCACAAAAAG